ATAGTTGTTCACAATATTGTTCAAACAAGATTTCTCCAGAGTCTGGGCAATCTTGGCGGTCTTCAAATGAGTGGCTTCCTGTTGTCATGGCTTTTGTTATTTATAAAAAAATACCTTTGCAAGCATAAAATTTAAACTTCCCCCGGACTCCTCGTTCTCCCTCTCTGTTTTTAGCTATCAAGTAATTGATGCTTATGTATGGTCCATGGTCATCTGTGCTTTGTGCTGCCTCTGGGTTGTTATCTTTACAGTTCATTATTAATACAATATCTGCATCGTTCTCGATTGATCCACTATCTTTTAAATGATACAAGTCAGGGAACTCTGACCTAGCACCCTCACGATTAAGTTGTGATAGTAAAATGATAGCAACATTATTCTCTAAGGCTATCTGTTTTATCTTCTGTGAGATCATGGCGATGCCATCTGCCTTGCCCATACGACCTGAGTCAAAGGGTATGAGTTGTAAATAGTCTATAATTACTAGCTTAATATCTTTATCCTTCTTGTATCTCTTAACATCTGAGGCTAGTTTTCGGATATCTTTGACGGAGTGTATTGTATGGATCGGTAGGTTCTCAAGAGTGCTTATCGCCTTGTTGACTTTTTTGGTATCAGAATCGCTCGCTACACCCTCTTCAAGCCTATTTAAATTCACTTTGGACATAGCCCCTATCAGCCTCTTTGTAAGCTGTTTCTGTGGCATCTCAAGGCTAAATATGAGGCTACTATACAGGTCTTTTTTAGCACATCGTAGTGCTATATTCAAACTAAGAGCAGATTTACCCACACTCGTGGGTGCAGCTATGGTAAACACAGTCCCTAACTCTAGCTTTATCTTCTCATCTAGGTGTGGAATGTGTGTCTTAACATAATCGTGCTTATATTCTCCTAGAGCTACCTTCTCGTAATCATCTTTGATTATATCCAAAGAACTCTTAATGTGAGTGTTCTCTTTTTGTCTTGGCTTAAATGACTCAAGCTCTTTGTTTACTGTTTCCTCAATGGAGTCTGGTTTGGCATCTAGTTCTATTCTTTCGAGAGCCAAGGAGTATTGTCTTCGCATTGCTCTGAGCTTAGACTTTTCTAACAGTATATCTATATAGTGATTAAGAGAAATTGTTGTAGTAATTTTGTTTGATAATTCACATATGAAATGTGCTTGATGTTTTACTTTCTCTGCGAGAGTAACCACATCTATGGCTACTGACTCGCTCGAAAGTTCTGACATCCCATTCCATACATCTTGGTGTGCTTCATCGTAAAAATCTTGTGTGCTGATCTGAGAGCTTACTTGTTCAAATACTTTGTCGCTCTCTCCTATGAGGCAGCATGCTAATATGGCTTGCTCTGCATCTTTACTGTGTGGGATATTGCTCAATTTTATTCTTTAGTGCATTTAAGATTTGCCCTAGTGCTTTAATCAAAACCCTATTAGATTCTGGTTGTTCCCTTAGTGTCAATTCTTCTTGTGTGTTTATTGCAATTTGTAGTGCTTCTTTTATTTCTGGCATAGTGTCTTTCATGGTTAAAAAAACTAGGCTTGTACCCCCACAAGCCTAGTCGTGATTAGTAGATAATAGTTTAAAATAAATGCTTTTTGATTTGCTTGTCTCTCTCAAGCATACCTAAAGCCAAAAGAGAATAACCCATTAAATCTAAGAATATATCTTCAACTTGGTCATTCCCTTCGCTAACCTCTAGCTTACCATCTTTTGCAAATGTCATAGCTCTCTGAAACTTGTCTTGCATCCTAATGCACAGACCAGTAAGAGGATGCACACCAAAGTCCGTTGATCTATCAAAGTTGGCGAAAGGATTAGTTGCGCTTTCGCCAGTTGTATAGTCATTGTTTTTCTTTGCAGTTACATCAAGGAGTCTTTTGACTACTAACTCTCTGTACTCATCATACCAATCTTTATCATAGTAATCTGATTTGTCAGGAGTTGTAGGGCTATGTGATGAAGGTGTCATTAGAATGGGTCTTCCTCAGTTATTGGTTGAGTATCCTCTTTCTTGGTCAATGACAAGGATAAGAATCTCATCCCCGTCTTGGCAGTTTTCTTCCACCCCTTGATCCAATATTCAGTTCCATCAACATTAATGTTGCCTCTGTAGTCTGGGTGTGATTCCTTTTGCTTTTTATCATTAGGAAACAAAGCACCCCCGTTAGTATTATCGTATTGTTTTGTCATAATTAAATCCATTCATCCTCTTCAGTTTCGTCTGGAGATTTTTCAGTTGTGGGCTTGTCATCAAACTTGTGAGTTGTATCAGCATCCTTGTTATCGTCACACAAAAAAAGTCCGTTTATGGAGTACTTACGAGCAAAAGAGCTTGCGCTCGCAAAACACATTTCCATAACCATTCCCTTCTTAGTGGTGTCAATACCAGCATATCCTTTTGATGCACCAATTAATTTATTGGTATCAGTACAGTACAATGCTGATGTTGCTTCGCATACTAAACTGCCGCCTATATCTTTAACTTCGTCAGATACTATAAGTGTGCAGTTGTATTGTTTTAAAAGAGGTTTCAAAGCATTGCATTGATCCTCGTGGTTTCGGTAATAATAATTACCGAACTTGTTGAATTGAGTTTTTGGAGCATTCAACTCGCTCTGTATGTGTAGTAGTTTTAGTTTCATAAAATGTTTTAAGTAATGTGCGGTAGTATTTAATTCTTTCTTTAGTATTTTTACAAGACTTTATTTTATCTTTTTCAGAAAAATAAAATTGTCCCATAAGTTTTTCTTGTTGATCCTTCTTACACCCTTTGAACTTAGAAATAAGTTGTTTTAATCCAACTGGATGTAGATGCCCGGACCGAGGCTTTTCTAAATAGTCTGCTATTCTTCGTAGTACATTGGGCAAATCTTTTGGGTCACCACTACAGAAAGAGTAATACTTTCTTTCAATGACACCAATAAGATTATTTGCATTGCCATCAATCACACCACGGATTTCTCCATGGCGATGATCGTGGTCAACACAAGGGTTTGCTAACTCTCTAAGGAGAATTGGGCAGACTCTTGGCTTGTGTTCATCTCTGAACTCTTTGATTTTGTTTGCGGGTATATACATTTAACAGATAGGATTTTAAGTCTCGCACCTTTTTTCGTAGAGCAATAGCCATCCTTAGTAGGCTTGCTAGTACACAAGAAAGATAGCGCTTGCTTCTCATCCCTCGCCCATTTATTTGTCTTGCCCACATATTCTTTGGGCATGTCGTAGTGTTTATATTTGATTTCATATTTATTCAATGATTCGATTTATTAATGTTGTAAATGCTTTGGCTACTGTTTGTGGCTGGCATCCGTTCCCTAAAAGTCTGAGTCTGTCCACCCTATTGGCAAACCCATCAGTTGCTCTACCCAATCTGGGTTTAGATAACCCTTTGGTAACAACTCTTGGGGCTTCCCACTCTTTTTGTGGTTCGTTGGGTCTGCTTGGGTATTGGGTGTTAATCCATTCACTTGTCTGCCAAGAGTCATATCCCTTCCACCCTTGTCGTTTGGAGAGTCTTTGTAATCTCTTGCCATTGGTGTAGCCCAACTTGGATATAGTTGTGTCGCTTGTTGCTCCAAGAATATTCCGTACTTCGTGTTCGTTGTGTGGCTCACATTCTCTCCGTTGGTTAGCTCCCTTTGTTTCCGTGAGTCCAACTCCTTGGGTGTTGCCCAATTCGTCACTTGCTCCGTCAAGCACCCTTCCATGTACTTTCTTCCTATGCTCTTCCGATACTCCATCCTCTTCTGAATCCCCTCCTTGGTTCTTGATATATCCATCCCAGTAGGTGTTAGCCATTGCGAGGATGAAGACTCGTTTTCTTTGGTGAGGAGCGCCAACTTCTGACGATGAGAAAATTCCTGCCTCTGCTTTGTAACCCATTTCTTCCAATGTTCTAAGGACATATTTGAGAACTGGTTCTCCGTCTCCAGTTTTACAACTGAGGATTCCTTGTACATTTTCGAGGAAAACAATTCGAGGTTGGCACTCTCTGATTCCTTGGGCGATGTATGGGAAGAGGTGACGAGGGTCTTCAGTTGCTTGTCTAAGCCCAGCTTGGCTGAAGGGTTGGCATGGGAATCCTCCAGAGAGGAT